ACTATGCCATCTGTTGAACAGATTAAAGCAGAGACAGGTCAAGAGATAGAATTACTAGAAGACATAGCAAAGCATAGTGATTGGTTTGTTGATGAGTTTGAAACATTCTGTAGACACAAAGCAATTGAACGAGCAATCGTTAACAGTGCTGATTTACTTGAAGAAGGTAAATATGGTGAAGTAGAAACAACTATCAAAGAAGCAGTTCAGATTGGACTAGCAAGGTCTTTAGGTACTGATTATTTCCATGACCCTAGAAAAAGACTTGAAGTTCTAAAAGACAACAACGGACAAATCACTACAGGTTGGAAAGACTTAGATGACAAACTTTACGGCGGTATTAATCGAGGTGAAGTAACTATCTTTGCTGGTGGTTCTGGTTCTGGTAAATCTTTGTTCATGCAGAATATGTCATTGAACTGGGCAGAAGCAGGTATGAATGTTGTCTATCTTACTTTAGAATTGTCAGAAGAATTATCTGCAATGCGTATCGATGCAATGGCAACAGATAAGAGTACTAGACGTATCTTTAAAGAACTAGATGATGTTGAGTTGAAAGTTAAGACAATTGGTAAAAAAGCAGGCATGCTTAGAATTAAATATATGCCTTCAGGCTCAACAATCAATGATGTCCGTGCTTATCTAAAAGAACTTCAAATCGTAACAGGCAAAACAGTTGATTGTATTTGTCTTGATTATCTAGACCTTTTAATGCCTGCAACTAAGAAAGTTAATCCAGGTGACTTGTTTATTAAAGACAAGTATGTCACAGAAGAAATTCGTAACTTTGCAATGGAATCAGAACTAGTCGCAGTTACAGCCTCACAGTTAAATCGTTCAGCAGTAGAAGAAATTGAGTTTGACCACTCTCATATCGCTGGCGGTATCTCTAAAATTCAAACTGCTGATAATGTTATTGGTATCTTTACAAGTAATGCGATGAGAGAACGTGGTCAGTATCAACTCCAACTACTAAAAACAAGAAGTTCAAGTGGTGTTGGTTCTAAAATAAATCTAGTATTTGACAGAGATAGTCTTAGAATTAGTGATTCAGACTTAGATGATGATGATTTAGCAGTAGGAACACAAGATGTATCAAAGGTAGCAGATATATTAAAGAGAAAAACAACGATATCTAACGATTCTAGTGACATTGATTCTGCTACTCCACCAGAAAAAAACCAATCTGCAATGAATCTCCGTGCTATGGTCAAGTCTAAAAAGTCCACTCCATTTGATGATAATTGATAAATAGTGATAGGAGAATTATTTTATGACTAAGAAAGCACGTAGAAGTCTATTTGAAGAATTAAACTCAATGGCGATTTCTAAAAATGAGCCAGAGAGATTCGTTGAGCAAAAAGGCGAACATATAATTTCAGGCGCAATCAACTTAATTGAATTCATTAATCGTGAGTTTGATGAGGCTGTTGCTGTGGACTTAACCAAGCGTCTTGTTAATAGCATTCGTACGGGTGACATGAGAAAATTCAAACGAGGAATAACTCATGCAAAACGAAAAAACTAGTCTTCAACAACAAATCGATGAACTAAAAGTTCTCGCTGGCATTTATAAGCCATATCAACCTGAAGAAACTCAGCAAGAGAATATTTCCTATACGGGTACTGAAAAATCTAAGTATCAAAAGAAACATAAAATAGAACCAGGAACAAAAGAGTGGTTCAAGTTGTGGTTTGCTCGTCCTAGAATGACTGGTGAATCTCCATACGGCAAGGAATAATATGAAGGTTAGAGATATATTAGGTGCAGGCTTAGAAAGAAGATTTAGAGGTCCAAGAAAGCCTCGTAATAAGCAAGTTGGTTTTCATCAGAAGATGAAGAAACTTCTGGATAAAGCCCTTAAAGAAGAGGGTGCAAGAATTCAGCATTTAGAAGATTTAATTATCTGGGATGGTTCAGTCGGTGGACAAAAAGCAATCACAAAACTACATCAAGTAGAAACTTCTCCAAAATCAATTAGTATTAAATGGGATGGCTCACCAGCAGTTATCTTTGGTCGTAATGAGAATGGTGAATTTGTACTTACAGATAAAAGCGGATTCACTGCAAAAGGTTACAATGGTAAAGTAACAAGTGGTGATGACTTAGAGCAAATGTTCTTAAACAGAGCCAAAGGCGAAATTGAAGACAGCAGACGAGAGTTTGCATCAAAGATGAAGAACATATGGAACACAGTAGAGAGTGTTATACCTGAAGATTTCAGAGGATACTTACACGGTGACTTATTATGGTTCGCAACTCCACAATCAAAAGATGGCAGACTTATATTTAAACCAAACGTAACTACATATTCAGTAGATGCTAAAAGTGACATGGGTCAAAAGATAATTAATTATGATGTTGGTATTGTAGTACATGTAGTAATTGACTTAGACGGAAATAAAAGCAACGTAGATATGGGACAACTTAGAGCAGGCAAAACATGGATTATGCCTCCAGTGTATGTTACTAAATCTCCAGGTGTTGACTTACCAGAAGTAGACAGATTAGAAAGTTATCTAAAATCAAATGCAAATGCAATTGATAAGTTACTAGCAGTTCCAGCCGAATTAAAAATGGCAGACTTTGGTAACATTCTTTACACTTATATTAATAATAGTGTAAAAGCAGGCAACCTAGATAAACTAGGAAAGAATTTCAGTGAATGGGTAGACTCATCAAAACTAAGTGGACCTAAGAAAGAACGAGTAGTTCAATGGGTTCAACAAAATAGTGATGGATTTGAAGCAATTTTTCAATTCATTAATGGTGTTATGACCACAAAGAACAAAATTATTAAAACGTTAGATTCTCAACCAGCAGATATCGAAGCCAGTACAAATGGCCAGAAAGGTGGAGAAGGCTATGTAATAGACAAAGATGTGAAACTGGTAAATAGAGCAGGATTCACAGCGGCAAACATGAGGCAAGAGAGATAATTTTCAACTACTAATAATAAGACAATGGGCAAAAGAACAATACCGTACACACAAGCAAGAAAAAAAGGGCAAAGACCAGTAAAGAAAGATATGTCACACTCGACTTTTACAGCGAAAAGACATCCTAACAGCAAACGTGTTACGAGTGGTGCAATAACATAAGATAAATACAATAAGGAAGAAATGATGTATAGCAAAGAGTGTAAATTACATTTAGAACAAGTAAATATGACTCGATGGCAACATTTCAGGCATGCGATAGGTATATCTATGCGTTTGTTTATAGGTTCAATTGCAGTATTAATACATGCATTTGCTCCTAGATGGTTAAAATCTACAGCAACCGATACTTGTGTTGCGATAGCAAAAGAGAACGGAAAATGGAAGACTTAAAACTTGTAAATACTTTATCTGAAAGCAGATTATTCAGAACAAAAAAGATGGCTAACGATGTCAATATAGATGATGCCGCTGACTTGGTTTTTGTTCACTTTCTTATATTGAATATATTTAACAAAGATTATGATTTCGCCCCTCTGGCAGGTGATATAGCATCTCGTACTATGGTTTATAGAAACTTTGATTACTTCAGGACTAATGGTACAGATATGTACATGGCTTTTAATCGTTTAATGGGTAAAGATAATGATATTGGTAATGAGAAAGATGAGATAGCAAAGGGTAGGCTTTCATTACAGAAAGCAGATATTTTAAGATTCCTACTTCATTATTCTAATAACAGAAGCGATGCATCATTTGAGCAAAGATATTTACTGAGATATCAAAGAAATCTTAACGTACAAGATGGTATGCTAAAGTCAGTTCGTAGACTAGTTGGAGATTGGGACAATCTAAGTCAAAATCAAAAAGCACTAGTTGTTACACGATTAGTTCAGTGGATGCGTAGAAAAGCAAGACTAGCCGAAATAATGCCCGCACTTTTAAAATTACAGAAACGTGGTAACTATATTCATAAAGATAGTAAGTCTGCAAAACAAACTATCAAAAAAATATGGGATGAGCCAGTAGTAAAAGCCGCGGCGTTTGGTGCCGCAATTATTGGTGCCAGAAAAGCAGGTAAAGCCTTAGGCAATAAATGGGGCCAAACAACCTACGTCACAGACAGAAATTACAAGAAAAAACGATAATTTCGTTATCTAACGTCTTAATTACCCTCACAATGTGATAAATAAGAGTGTAGGGTACTAAAACCCTAACAGAAAAAGCGAAGAGATATTATCTCGGAGTTTAAATTAATAACATTTCTTAAGGAGAAATAACATGGCAGATTCAAATACACTAGGTACTCAAGGTAACGGTCTAGGTTCAAAAACTACAATCGTTAAACTAGCACTTACAAACATGACAGCGGCTAACTTAGGCACTATCTATGCGGCAATGGGCGCATTAGGTCACACAGTTGCAGGTTCAGGTACAGCAGACGGTTCGGCATTTGTTGCTGGTACAACTGACGTACTATTCATCGCTCTTCAAGGCGCTGACTATACAGCAGACGCTTCAGACGCCCACGGCGTAACTGGCGCGGCTACTACTATCGAAGCAGTAATTGGCTAATACCTACTTTTAATTAAGTGAAAAAGCCCTCTTTATGAGGGCTTTTTTTATGTCTAAACATATAATTTTCTCTATTTTGTATAAATAGATATGTAAGTGATAAAGAAAAACACTTACGATACTTGAGATATCTTCCGAGTATTCAAATGCATGAGTCTATACCGTGCAGTGCCTTGAGATTCCTTCCGAGGTATAAAAAATAAAAATAAGTAAACAAAAAGTTATGTATATTATTTCGTGGAATGGTCCGTGAAGTAATTAATAACAATGGCTAATTATAGGAGATAATAATGGCTGATATAAAAAACTTTGGTATCAAAGGTATTGGTGCTGACGTTCAGTTTGGTAAGTCGGGTGGCCGAGTCGTATACGATTCAGGTAATTCACTTTTCAAAGTAACGACAGACGGTACAACGTTGGGAAAACTTTCAGTTTTAACACCAACGTCTGATAACCATGCGGCAAACAAAAGTTATGTTGACTCTGTTGCTTCAGGATTGGATGTAAAAGATTCAGTTCGTGCGGCTTCAACAGCATCATTAACTATAAGTGGACCTGGTGCGACAATTGATGGCGTATCTATGGTAGCGGGCGACCGTGTACTACTTAAGAACCAGTCTACTGGTTCTGAAAACGGTATCTATCTATGGACAGGTGCGGCGTCAGCAATGACACGTGCAACTGACATGGACGGTTCCGATGAGTTCGTTGGCGCTTTCTTCTTTGTTGAAGAAGGTACTATTAACTCAGACCAAGGCTTTGTATGTTCTACTAACGGTGCAATCACTGTTGGTTCTACTGCAATTGCTTTTACACAATTCACTGGTACTGGTCAGTTAACAGCAGGTAATGGTTTATCTAAATCAGGTAACACATTCAATGTTAACGTTGACGATACATATGTGAAAATTAATGGTTCAGACCAATTAACTGTTAAAGGTACTACGACTACTGGTCAAGTACTTCGTTCAGACGGTTCAGGTGGCGTGGCTTATGGCGCGGTTAACTTGACATCTTCAGATGCAGTTACTGGTGCATTACCATTAACAAACGGTGGTTTAGGTGTTGATGCATCTGATGCCTCTGGTAAAATTACTGCTCGTTCAAACTTAGGTTTGGGCTCAATGGCTACACAGGCTTCTACTGGTGTTACAATCACTGGTGGTTCAATTGACATTTCGAGTGGTACTTTAACTCTAGCAAACGACCAAATCTCTGGTGATAAAGTTTCTGGTGGTACAATTGATGGCGCTAACCTTTCAGGTGGTGTTTCAAAAACTATCTCTGCATACGATATTACTATTGGTGCTGGTAAGACGTTAGACGTAGACGGTGTTGTTGATATCGATGCTTCAAGTGGTAACATGGATGGCGTTGCTGTCGGTGGTACAACTTCAGCGGCTGGTACATTTACAACTATGACATCTGGTTCAGTTGACATTAACGGTGGTGCTATTGACGGTACAACTATTGGTGCTAACGTGGCAGCGGCAGGTACATTTACAAACGTAGATGCTACTGGTACAATCAAAACTGATATACTAGACAACTACTCAGGTACAAACATTGCGGTTAATGCCCCATTGGATGTTACTGGTGATGTTGGTGTAACTGGTTCAGTTACGGCTACTGTTGCAATGGTTTCTGACACAATTAGTGAAAGAACTGGTGCGGCTGGTGTTACTGTTGATGGCGTATTATTGAAAGATAATGCCGTTACTGCAACAGGAACTTCAAACCTAACAACTGCAACAATCGGTACTGCTGATATTAATGGCGGTGCAGTAGACGGAACAGTAATTGGTGCTAACACATCAGCGGCTGGTACTTTCTCAACAATGACAACAGCGAGTGCGGCAATCACTGGTGGTTCTATTTCAGGAACTTCTATTGACTTGTCAGGACAAACTTTGACATTGACTGCGGATTCAGTATCTGGTGATTCAGTTCACGGTGGTACTATTTCTAACTTTGCATCAACTGGTATTGACGATAATGCTGACCAAACAGTCCTAACTTTAGCGGCTGATGAGTCTGCAACTTTCGCCGGTGCAGTTACAGTTACTGGTGACTTAACAGTTAACGGTTCTGTGACTTCAATCTCTTCAACTAACACTACTATCGAAGACAACACAATTGTTTTAAACAATGGTGAGTCTGGTGCTGGTGTAACTGAAGGTTCAGCAGGTATTTCTATCGACCGTGGTACAGCGGATGATGCACTTATCAACTGGAATGAGACATCAGATGAGTTCGAACTAAAAGTTGGTGCTTCATATGGTGACTTGAAAATTGCAACACTTACAGGTGATGTAACTGGTGATGTAACTGGTAACTTAACTGGTAACTCTGCTGGTGTTCATACAGGTAACGTAACTGGTGATTTAACTGGTAACTCTGCTGGTGTTCATACAGGTAACGTAACAGGTAACTTAACAGGTAACTCTGCTGGTGTTCACACTGGTAATGTAACTGGTGATGTTACAGGTGATGTAACTGGTGATTTAACTGGTAACTCTGCTGGTGTTCACACTGGTAATGTAACTGGTAACTTAACTGGTAACTCTGCGGGTGTTCATACTGGTAACGTAACAGGTAACTTAACTGGTAACAGTGCAGGTGTTCACACAGGCGCAGTAACTGGTGACGTAACTGGTGACTTAACTGGTGATGTAACTGGTAACTTAACAGGTAACTCTGCTGGTGTTCACACTGGTGCAGTAACTGGTGATGTAACTGGTAACATAACATCAACAGGTAGTTCAGTATTTTCATCTATTGATGTAAATGGTGGTGCTATTGATGGAACTACTATCGGTGCTAATACATCGGCAGCAGGTACATTCTCTACAATGACAACTGCAAGTGCAGCCATAACTGGTGGTACTGCGTCATTAACAACAGCGACAGCAACTAACCTAAACTCAGGTAACGTTGATATTACTGGTGGTTCTATTTCAGGAACATCAATCGACTTATCAGGTCAAACCCTAACACTAGGTAATGACTCGATTTCAGGTGACGTAATTCACAACGGTACTATTTCTGGTGCATCATTGGCAGGTTCTGCTGACACGATGTCTGGTTATGATATTACTGTGGGTGCAGGTCGTACAATAGACGTATCTTCGGGTACTCTAACATTAGCGGCAAACCAGATTTCTGGTAACTCTGTTGATGGTGGTACAATCTCTACATTTGCTTCGACTGGTATTGATGACAATGCGACTTCAACGAAGTTAACACTTTCTGACTCTACTGCAACATTTGGTGTTGCTGGTGATTTTGGTGCTAACGACCTAGACGCTGGCGCGGCTACACTTGGTTCACTAAGTGTAACTGGAAATGCTTCAGTAACGGGTAATCTAACTGTATCAGGTTCAGTAACAACTACTCTATCTGAAACAGTGAACATCGAAGATAACATTATCGTTCTTAACTCAAACCATACTGGCGTGGCTTCTGTCGATGCTGGTATTACGATTGAACGTGGTGCTTCTGACGATGCTCACATTATGTGGAACGAAACAACTAACAAATTTAACCTACTTGAAGGTTCATCTGCGGCTGACCTTGTAATTGGTGACCTAACTGTTAGTGAAATCGCTCTTACAAACGAACTTCCATTATCAATGGGTGGTACACATACTGATACTTCAGGATATAGTGCTAACTCAATTATGTTAATGAGTGGTTCTGCAGGCGTTTCTGAACTTGCTAAAGGTTCAAATTCAACTGTATTAAAAGTTGCTTCAAATGGTTCTCTTGGTTATGCAAAAGTCGATATGACTGCTGACGTAACTGGCACTCTTCCTATAGCGAATGGTGGTACAGGAATCACATCAGCAGGTTCTGATAATAAAGTTATGATGTCAGACGGTTCTGCATTAGGTATGGAATATGTACAACATGTACGTAATTCATCTGGTGTAGTTGCGTTAGACGGTTCAGGCGTTTCTTCAGG